GTTCTTGAATTATCTAAAACGGCTTTGGGAATTGGGGGAATGAAGTAAATGAAAAAAGAAATAACCAAAAGCTTTTTGTCACTGAAAACGGCGATTAAAAAGCATAGTCCAGAGATTCTTACTGGAATTGGTATTGCCGGTATGATCACAACGACTGTCATGGCGGTCCGGGCAACGCCGAAAGCACTGATTCTCATTGAAGAAAGGAAAGAGGAAATCGGGGCCGAGAAACTTGAAGTCGTAGATGTAGTAAAAACGACATGGTTCTGCTATATTCCGGCAGCGATTACCGGAACACTCTCCATTGCCTGCCTGATCGGAGCCAGCTCAGTGAATGCTCGGAGAAATGCTGCACTTGCAACAGCATATACCTTATCCGAATCCGCACTCAAAGACTATCAGGGAAAAGTAATTGAGATGTTTGGGGAGAAGAAAAATGAGGCAGTGAAAGATGCCGTTGCTAAGGATAAGGTTGAAAAGAATCCGGTAGTAACAAGAGAGGTAATCATTACAGAAAAGGGGAATACGCTCTGCTATGATGCAATTTCCGGAAGATACTTCAAAAGCGATATTGAAAAAATAAAAAAAGCAGAGTGCGAACTGAATCGGCAAATGCTGGATGATATGTATGTATCCCTAAATGACTTCTACTACGAAATTGGTCTGGACAGTGTAAAACTCGGCGACGAACTTGGGTGGAATGTCGATAGTGGATATATCGATTTATCATTCAGCTCTCAATTAGCCAGCGATGGAACTCCCTGCCTGGTAATTGATTACAGCGTAGCTCCACGATATGATTACCGAAATTTGTTATAAACGCGCGAAAAATACAGCGGCTTTAATGAAAGAAGAATCACACATTTTCAAGAATTGAAAGGAGAATAAACATGGAAACCAATGAAATCATGAACAACGAAGAGGTTATGGAGGCAACTACTGAGGAGGTTGTTAAGGCGAGTTCTGGAAAAGGGTTTAAGATTGCGGCTGGTATCGGTTTGGCCGTACTTGCAGGTGTTGTAATCTACAAGTATGTGGGTAAGCCGATGATCGCCAAGATCAAAGCCCAGAAGGAGCAGCAGATTATCGACGCTGAGTGGGATGATTCTGAAGAGCCGATCGTGGAAAACGAGAAAGAGGATTCCGAAGAAGCTTAAAGAGAAAAAATGTGTTTCAACACGAGGGAGAGTACCTGTAACAAGGTGCTTTCCCTTTTTTTCTTTTATCCGGAGGTGATATTGATGAATTTATATTTGTATGACGGACCAGTGATGGAATTTGACAACTGCGTTGCGAATCGCTGGACTGCTTCTACACGGGCGGTCTCTGAAAAGAAGGCAAGGTCAAATCTTACCTATCAATTTAAAAAGAAGAACAATCGACTTCCGGGTACAAAGATTATATTGCCTGGAAAGATTAGTTTAGTGAGCGGAAAGGAGACAACTTAATGGAGGAATATAAGCCGAATTCCCACAAGTCCAAGGAGGAGCAGAAAGACCTTGTTCCCGAAAAGCGTGTAGAAAAGGTGATTTCTGGGACGGTAAAACCGAAGAAAAAATCAGAGATGCAGAAGTTTGCGGACGTATTCATTTCTGAAGATGTCAATAACGTGAAATCTTATATTGTCATGGACGTTCTCGTTCCGGCGATTAAAAAGGCAATTTCCGATATAGTAACCAATGGTATTGATATGATTCTTTACGGAGAGGCCGGAAAGTCGAAAAAGAATTCGACAGCGTCCAAGGTATCTTATCAGAAGTATTACGACAGCGGAAAGAAAGATTATACGGCACCGAAGAGCCGGACGAGCTACGAATATGATGAACTCTTATTTGAAACTCGCGGGGATGCTGAGTCGGTACTGGATGCCATGAATGAGATTATCGCACAGTATGAGGTGGTCAGTGTCGCGGATCTTTATGATTTGGCAAACGTATCCAATGACAATTATGCTGCTAATAAATATGGTTGGACCGATATCGGAGGATGCAGAGCAGTTCGGGTAAGGGATGGTTATATTTTGAAACTGCCTAAACCGATGCCATTGTAAAGGAGGAATTTGAGATGTATGAATCAGAAGACAGGATGGTATCTCATCCGGATCATTATATTTCCGAAACAGGTATGGAAGTCATTGATGTGATCGAAGCCTTTACCTTTGATTTAAAAGGAATTGAGGCTACCGATACCGCTAATATCATCAAATATGCCTGCCGTTGGAAGAAGAAAAACGGAATTCAGGATTTGGAGAAAATTCTTTGGTACACACAGCATTTGATTGACCATTTAAAGAAAACAGAAAAAGTAGAAGAGGAGAATAACTAACCATGAAAAAAGCAGAGATTGTAAAGAGCATGAATGGTTTTCTTAGCAAGACCAGTTTCCAGTTAAAGAAGCATAGTCCGGAGATTCTCGTCGTAGCCGGCGTTATTGGCGTGGTTACGAGCGCAGTAATGGCTTGTAAAGCAACGACAAAGGTTGGAGAAATTCTGGATAAGACGAAGGAAGATGTCGAAGCAATTCATAAATGCGAGGAAGACGAATCCGTGAAGGAGCAGTATTCCAGTGAGGATGCCAAAAAGGATTTGGCGATTGTTTATGTCCAGACCGGAGTAAAATTCGCTAAGCTGTATGGACCTTCTGTTGTGCTCGGTGCGTTGTCGATTACCAGTATTCTGGCATCCAATAACATCCTTCGTAAGAGAAATGTGGCTCTTGGAGCAGCCTATGCAGCTATCGACAAGGGATTTAAAGAGTATCGCAGTCGTGTTATTGAACGGTTTGGCGAAGAGGTTGACCGTGAACTGAAATATAATCTTAAAGCCAAGAAGTTTGATGAAACGGTGATCGACGAGGAGACCGGAAAAGAGAAGAAAATTAAGAAGAACGGCTTTGTGGTAAGTCCGGCAGATATCAGCGGTTATGCTAGATTTTTTGAAAAGTACACGCAGGATGAAGATGGGAATTCTATTCTGAACCCTCACTGGGAAAGCAATAACGAATACAATCTGATGTTCATCAAAGCTCAGGAGCGTTACGCGAATGACTTGCTGAAAGCGAAGAAGCGTGTATTTCTGAATGAAGTTTATGAAATGCTCGGACTTCCGAGAACAAAAGCCGGCCAGATTGTTGGTTGGGTTTATAATCCGGAAAATCCCAAAGGAGATAATTACATTGACTTCGGCCTGTATTCCGATAATCTGAGTTATTCGGATTATGTCAATGGATTTGATCAGGCAATCCTTCTGGATTTCAATGTCGATGGAAACATCTGGGATTTGATGTGAGGAAAAATTTATAACTATCCCTAAGAGTTACTGTAATTCTTAGGGATAGCTTTTTATTTGGGAGGAATTTATGCACAGGTTAATCAAAGTAATAACGATTCCGATATTGTGCGGTATTGTAATAGCTTCTTCTTTCTTTATATCTGAGTTCCACTCAGACGGGGAAGACGTTGCCGCGATATCCAAAGCAATCGTTGTCGAAAAGACTGAGCCGGTTATTACGGTTTCGCAAGAGGAATCCATTCCGATTGCAGTAGAGGAAACGGAGGAATCAATAACAGAAGTAATACCTGAAATGTCCAGGGAAGATGTGGAACTGATCGCCCTTGTCACGATGGCGGAAGCCGAAGGCGAATGTGAAGAAGGAAAACGCCTTGTTATTGATACGGTACTTAACCGAGTGGATTCAGATTATTTTCCGGATACCGTATATGAGGTGATTTATCAGCCAAATCAGTTTTCATCCATGTGGAACGGACGAGTGGACAGATGTGAAGTCAGAGAGGATATTTGCGAGCTCGTCTATGAGGAATTGGAGTCGAGAACTAATTATGATGTTGTATTCTTCACGGCAGGAGAATACAGCGCATATGGTGTTCCGATGTTCCAGGTTGGGAATCATTATTTTTCAAAGTATGAATAAGGAAGGAGAATCATTATGCGTAATCTTTTAGCATTTGTGTCTTATACGTTGGCGGCAATGTCTGGCATCTGCTTTGTTGGTGGAATCGCAATTCTGTCAACAGGAAGGGAGCATTGATATGGATGGCTTGGAGAACGTAATATCGGTACTGGATTATGTTCTGGATACCAAGAGAAAAAGACATATTATGGGAGGCATTCTGTTGAGTGTCTCTTTTCTTTTTGGCGGTTTAGCAATAACCGTAATGACAATCAGAAACGAGGAGGAAGAGGATGAGCAGTAAAGGAATGACTTTCCTTGCATTCATTGCCGGAGCAGGGATGGGTTCTGTATGCACATGGCAACTACTGAAACGGAAATATGAGTTGATTGCTCAGGAAGAAATCGATTCTGTGAAAGAGGCATATGCCACAAGAGAGAGTATAGAAAAAGCTGGAAAGAGTTTCGTAGAAGGCTTTCGAGACGGGCTTAAAGTAGCAGAAGACAGAACTCAGAAGGACGATGGTGATGTGGACTTCAAAAAGTATGCATCTATCATCCAGAAAGAGGGCTATACGGATTATTCCAGGAGTGTCGAGGAAAAGAAAGGAGAGGCGTTTGTGGA